CAAATGCTCTGTTACTAACACCCAAATATGAATATGCCGCTTGTAAACCGTATTCGTTTAGTTCGCCGCCGTTTACTGGATTGTTACTAGCATCTGTTTGGAAGTATGGATCTCCGAACGTGTCTGATAAATCTCTTTGTGATGTAATTAAAAATGGTACTCCGGCATTTGCCTTTGTAGTACCTCTTGCTGTACCTGTTCCTGCCGCGTTTTGTTTGTCTTGCTTTGAAGCAACAAAAAGCATTGGAGTAGTACCTGGTTCTGCTGGTGTGTAAAAACTCTCGTCAATTACGCTAACTTGTACACCTGGTGATATTAAAGCCATTTAAGTTCTCCTGTTATAACAACTGTTAAAAGTATTTATATGATTTCTTCAAAAACATATATCAAAACACCAATAAAAAGGTACCACAAAGGGTAGGTAAATACAATATGAGACCTTTATGCGAGTGCGGATACCGGCCTGCGGCTGTAAATTATAAAAAAAATGGTAAAACATTTTATCGCAGGCAGTGCGACACTTGTTTACACCATGGTAAGAAAATGTGGGGTATACCTAAATGGCATCGTGCTGGTTATAGACAATTAGATGTATGTGAAAAGTGTAATTTTAAAAGTAATAAACCTGAACAATTTAATGTATATCATATAGATGGTGATCTAAACAATACGTTGCGAAGTAACTTGAAAACTATTTGTGCGAACTGTCAGAGGTTGATGCAGAAGCAAGGCGCAAAGTGGAAACAAGGCGACCTTTTACCTGACTTTTAAGATCTGCAATGGTTCCTTCATTGTAAATATTATGTTCAAATGATGCTTTAGCCCAACGCCATTCACTTGGATGTATATCTGTAGGCTCAATGCCTAAATCTTGATATTGTCTAAACCATACAGGATCTGGGCCACGTTTTACACACCATACTTTACCACCCATACTTTTAATTACTTCTACTTCGTTCTCAAATCTTACATCAGGAATAACAAAATTTTTGTCTGGATTGTCTATTATTTTCTTCTTTACAAAGCTGACCCATACTCCGTCATAAAATCCATTACGCATACAATCTGTACCAAACTCTTGTAATACTAATCTTGGTGTTATTGAACGTCCTGTTTCTTCAGTCCAAAACTTATCTTCTTGCTCACGCCAGTACCTACTATCAGATGTTTCACCCTCAAGCATGTCACGCGGCCAGTCAAATAGTACGCCTACTGCATCTTTCAGTTTATCTGCAAATGATATTTTTTCGAATTTATGTTCTTCAACAAGAACGTCTGCTACTGTACCTTTACCACTACCGATTAAGCCACAAATTCCAATTATCAAGTTGTTCTCCTAAGTTATAATGTATAGTATACTTTATAATTTAGCAGATGTCAAGTGTTATTTTAACCGATTGTGAAGCTATATCCGACGCCACCAGCTACTGCTAGTGATAAATCTTGCTCTAGTTTTTCCATCTCAGCTTGTGCTTCAGCTTTTAGGGCATCACCGTTTAAAGATGTGCCTCCTTGTGGGCCTGCTACAGTTGCAAATTTACTACGTGCTTCTCCAAGCATATATTTACACTTAGCAAGTGTATAATCTTTGATCCATTGTACAGCCATATAGTCATCTAATAATTCAAAGTCTGGTCTGTAATTGTAACATTCTAGTAATAGTTCTTCTTCTGCACGGGCACGTTGTAATATTGTAAGTTTCTTATTTGATCTGTTCCATTTAAATTCTATAAAAGAACCAAACATACGTCCAACTAATTCTTGGTAACCGGCAAATGCATTATATGTTGCAAGTCCACCCATGTTAGAACTTGCTAACAAATAAGTGTTTGTATATGCTAGGTTGAAAGGTTCAAATAATGTTCCGCCATCTCCACCGCCTGTACGTGAACCAATTGATCTACGGAAAATTTGCCTTACTTCCATTACTTCGTTTGGTAGTATATACTCATTTTGATCTATTACTGTAGGTAAAAATACATATGATTCTTCAACACTATTTTCGCTACGCTGTCTAAATTTAGTAAATGCTGTGTTAAGAGCACTTTCATAATGCTCTGGATCGAGTTCAACGTCGATCATTCCACCACCAAGACTAAGTTCTACGTACTTGTAAACTTCTTGTTTTTTAGTGTTTATGTTTGTTGCCATATATCTTCTCCGTACAATGTATTTATGCGTTACGATAAATACTATTACTATGCCGAGACTCAGTTTATACAAACCCGAAAGAGGGAAAGATTACACGTTTTTAGATAAAACTATAACAGAGATGTTTACCGTTGGAGGTACCGACGTCTTTGTACACAAGTATTTAGGCCCTAAAAATCCTGATGAAGCAAGTGCTACTGCTGATCAGCCTCAATACGATGCTGTAAAAGAAACTAATATACAAGACATGCTGTTCATGGAGAACAGAGATCGTAAGTACGATCCAGACATTTATACAATGCGTGGCATTTATAGTGTCTCTGATGTAGATTTTGACATGAGTCAATTTGGTTTATTTTTACAAAATGATATCATTTTTATGACTATACCTATTAATTATAGTGTAAAAACTTTGGGACGTAAAATTATGTCCGGTGATGTAATTGAATTACCTCATTTAAAAGATGAAAATGCACTCAATGATTATACTGTAGCACTCAAACGATTCTATGTTGTTGAAGATGTTAACAGAGCAAGCGAAGGATTTTCGCCAACTTGGTATCCACATTTATATCGTGTGAAAATGAAGCAAATAGTTGACTCGCAAGAGTTTAAGGAGATACTTGATTTACCTGCAGAAGAAGGTTCGTCACAAACATTACGTGATGTTCTTAGCACATATGAACAAGAGATGCAAATTAATGATGCTATTATTTCACAAGCAGAAGCTGATGCTCCTAAAGCAGGTTATGACACTAGTCATTTATATACACTACAAGTTGATGATAGAGGTGAGCCTGAACTAGTAACAACAGATGCAACAGACCTTGATGCAAGCACACAAGGAGAGTTAGCAGATAGAGTAAATCAAACTCCAGAACGTGAAGGATATACAGGATATCTTATTGGAGACGGTATAGCACCAAACGGAGAAGCATTTGGTAGTGGAATTAGTTTTCCACTTACACAAACTAAAGGTGATTATTTCTTGAGAATTGATATGATGCCTAATAGATTATTTAGATATGACGGAACAAGATGGGTCAAGATGGAAGATAATGTAAGGATGACAATGACAAATACTAATACAAAACAAACACAAAAAGGTACGTTTGTTAACAACACAAATGAATCAACAATTGGTGGCGACACTGTAAAAGAAAGACAAGGTTTAAGTCAAGCGTTGAAGGCAAAGGCAGATAATTCATGAGACATAAATTCGCAGGAGTAATATTTTTAATTTTAGGTATATATTTTTTAAGTAATAATATGGGACATATGAATCACGGACCTAACTTATTTGGTATAGGTGAAATGACATGGATGTGGTTTACTATGGCAGTTGTACATTTTTTTATTAGAGATTGTCACTGCTCAAAGTGTAAGGGATAATAATGCAACATTTTTATGACGGACAAATTAGAAGATATCTTACACAACTTGTAAGACTATTCAGTAATTTTTCTTACAAGGACGGCGACGGCAAAATAGTACGTGTGCCTGTTATGTACGGAGATATTACACGTCAAGTTGGTCATATTTTAAGAGATAATTCTGAAAACAAAGTACCTAGTGCTCCACGTATGTCAGTATATATTACAGGATTAGAACAAGACAGATCACGCACTAGTGATAGTTCTTTTACTAGTAAGGTGCATATTAGAGAACGTGCATATGATGATGCTGGCAAAGAATATTTGAATACACAAGGCAAAAATTATACAGTAGAACGTATAATGCCTAGTCCATATACATTAAATGTTAATGTAGATATTTGGTCAACAAATACAGATCAAAAATTACAAATTATGGAACAATTATTAATGTTGTTTAATCCTAGTTTAGAAATACAAACAACTGACAACTATGTTGATTGGAGTAGTTTAACAAGTGTTGAATTAACAAGCATGAGCTTTAGTTCAAGATCAATTCCTATCGGAACAGAAAGTGAAATTGATGTTGCACAACTTAGTTTCACAACACCTATATACATTAATATGCCTGCCAAAGTAAAGAAATTAGGAATTATAACAAATGTTATAATGAGTATATTTGACGAGTCAAACGGTAATGTTGAATTAGGAATCACAACTCCACAACTAAAAGCCTATTCTGATAGTCCAGCAGAAAGGGCGGCAATGGATAAACAAACTGATCGTATTAATAGAGATT